CTAAGATAGAGAGGGTCGACAAAACCCTCTCTTTTTTTTTAGGTAAAAACTTATGGCTGAAGTTAATTTTCGCATCGGTTTATATGAAGCAAAAGTTATTGTCCCGATTCAAGAGTTCACACCGGGAACGTATCAATTTCAATTCGGCATGCCAGCAGGGAACTCAATCTTATCGACCATCTTTGTTCAAGACTTAGATGTCGGTGCAAGTGTCAAAGTCAATTATCATGACTGTGGTCCCGGCGATGGGACTTTAGCTGGTGAGAGAGTTGATTTAGATGGTCATCCTTTGATCAATATTGGGACGCCTCGCAGTGATCGAAGGATCATAGCCAGGCTTGCCAATAAACCAAAGGCAGAAGTCATCGTCTCAGGTGGGAACGTAACTCTAGGAATACATATCGCTGTTGTTGCCGATTTCCCTCAAGAGCCCAATCTTTTGGATGGGCAAACTGCTGAACTCAACAATGACAAGGGCTCACCTGTCATGGTTTTGGGGTCGGATGGGAAATGGTATGCGTGGCGTGGAGACAATGGCATAGGTCAAGTCGAGATTGTCGGTGCGGTGGTTGCAAACACTGATCCATTATCAAGTGTCATTGCTCATAAGCAAACTTATATAAATGCGAATACTGAGTATAGTTACGGTTTACCAGTAGGAACCAAAAATATTTATTTAAAAACGCCAACTCCTAACGCTCAATTGCTAGTTTCTTGGGCTGTTGGGATGACTTCAATTTCTGGTCAAACCGTTTACGCAGGGTCAGAGTATGGTAGAATAAATCTCGATCCCACGACAAATTGGACAATCTATTGGCAATCTAATAAGCCCAATACAATAATTGAAATAGAAACATGGGGGTAAAATTATGTCTATTGGTGGACGAAGACTTGGTTTTGACATTACTGATGCAGACACTATTTTAGCCAGCGATAACGTTGGCGCATGGTTAAGAGCTGGTTCCGATGGCGATCGCATTAGCTCAACTAATGTTGGCGGAAAAGAAGGTCTGGACGTTAACATCATCAACCCTTTAACCGTCAATATCGATGGTATTTACGACGGTGTAAACAACACCGATCCCGATAACATTGGCGCAATTTTCCACGTTCGTGCTGCATCCCCAGCCGATGCAGATCAAACAAAGAGAACTACCGGAGCCGCTGCATCTGTTGACGCTATTGTTGCTGCCAACTTCCACGGCCAGGATGTCAACTCTGCTTTACTTGGTTTCAACGGCACGACTTGGGATCGGATCAGATCTTGGAAATCGACTGGTGTTATTCGTGCGGTGGACGTTAAGACTGGGTTTTTGGTGACGGCTGAAACTGTTGGTTTAACTGCTAGTGAATTGGTATCATCACCTCTTGCAAATCGGACTAATATTCGGATACAAAATTTAGGTAACCGTGATATGTGGATCGGGACAAGCAATGCCGTTACAGCAGCAAACGGATATTTGATTCCAGCCAAGGGCGAAGAGAGTTTTGATTATAGCGAAGATGTGGACGTATGGGCAATCGGGGATGCTGCTGGTCTTGATGTCCGAGTAATCGAGGAAGCAAGCTAATTCATGACGTTTAAAATTGACGATGCAAAGCAAGCCGAGGCGTTCACTCAGTTGATCGCCTCGGGTACTTTTACTTTGACAGGAAAGCAAATAATTGAAGCCTATAAATCATTTGCATGGTTTAATAAAATCTGCGGAATGATCGAAGAGGACATCAAGAATGGCAAAAAGTCTAAACCCGAACAGAACAGACGTACTCGAAGGAACCGGAGCAGTTCAGGGCGTGGTGACGGTGACAACCAGCCCGACGGAAATCAAGGTCGGAGCGACCAGGATCAGAAACCGTCAAGCGATCATGGTTTATAACGATAGTAATATAACAATTTTTTATGGACCTAGTGCGAGTGTTTCGACTACTGGATCTAATAAAGGGTTTCCTCTTTATAAGGACCAGTTTTTCTTTTTTCCTATCGGTGACACTCCATGGTATTACGTTGCAGGATCGACTAACTCCAACGTGATAGTTAGTGAGGTTCCCTGATGTTCCCGCCTTTCAAAAGCCAGGTCGCTAAGGCCATCCCATTTGATAACACCGCTGGCCCTGGATTCACCTCAACCAATGTCCAAGATGCTATCTATGAAGCGGTGCAAGACGCAATCAATAACGATCGATACCCGATCCAAGCAAGTCTTGGCGGTAACGCAAACGTCAACTCGTTTTTAGAGATATTTCCAGGCGAAGATAGCAATACTGCACCTTTGGTCGTTCCATCGAACTCCTCTATTGTCGCGGTAGTTGTCCAAGCTACTGCGAATACAAACGGTGCTATAAGAATCAGAAACAAAACAACGTCGACAACTTTATATGATGCTTTATTTGCTGGCACATCAAAACAAGTTTATAACGGTTTATCCATATTTGGCATGTCATCGGGGGATGAGATAACTTTTTCAGTTGTAACAGCAGCCGTAAACAAACCCAAAATACGAGCGTGGTTTAATACTCAGCCATGATAATAAAATTAAAATATGTTGGATCTGAACCAGAAATTTATTTGAATGGAATTTACTTTTTAAAAGATGAATATGTCCAGTTAGAGGAATATCAAAAGTTTAAGTTTCAAACAGATAGCGAAACTGAGTCTCTCATTAATTCTTCTGATCTAATAGTTAATAGTGGTAGCAATGATATTGAAAATCATGCTGCCGCTATTAGCTATCTTAGATCAGCTTCAATTTTTTCCAGTTCATTTGCCGTTGACTTGGACAACACGGATCAAGTCATAGATTCCGATATTGAAACCATCATTAATGCCAATCGAATTTTATGGGACATTTTAGAGGACTACTCTTTAACCGATCAGCAGTTTAACCCACCGATCGATGGGGTTTGGAACGCAAATGGGACCATCACAGTCAAGAGTCCAACCAATGTCAAAACCGTTGCGATCGAGATATGGCGAAACGACGAACCATGGTTTACTGTCGCCCAGCAAGCACCAAATCCGACAGGGACAACTTTTTTGCCTTTCAGTTGTGATGTTGATGCTTATGCTAGCGAATCTCATTATTTTGATTTACGAATTCACTTAACAAAAGAAAACCCAGCAGATCCTTGTGAGATAACCATATCTGGATCGGACGAGGAAACCGCATGGGGAATGACCTTCTCGCAACAGCTTGTATCACCATCTCCAACGTGATAGATTCTAGGCTAGAAACATTAATATAAAAGAGGTTGTAAAATGTTATTGAAACTCGTTAAAAAAAATATCGCTGGTGATAACAATGCTCTCGTTGTCATGGTTGAATACGGCGATGAGGACAAGCCAAAGAAAAAATATATCCAAAGTTGTAACGTGGGTCAGGCTTTGGACGTGCCAGAAGAGCTAGGATATGCGATCATGGGAAAATATCCCAAGTGCTTTATTATGCTATCGACTAAGGAAAAAAGTTCAGCCGCTGAGGTAAAATAACGATGGCTTTGAATGGTAACGCAATGACAACTCTGGCCACGGCCAAAGCATATCTCAAGATTCCAACCCTTGAGACCGGAATGGATAGCATGATAGAGCTATTCATTAACGCGGCTAGCGATGACATCGAGCGTTACTGCCAACGTCAATTTAAGTCTCAATCGTACACTGAATATCATCATGGTCGAAATCAAAATATTCTTTTGTTAGATCAATATCCAATTATCTCTGTAACAGAACTGAGAATCGACTTTGAAGCTGATTTTACAAGCTCAGACTCATTGATCGATTCAGATGATTATAGAATTGGAGACGCTAACAACACCATCATTTTGGTGAATGGGCAAGTCTTTAGCAAGGGATTTCATAATATCAGAGTTATCTATACGGCTGGTTTCTCCACGATCCCGAGTAGTCTTGAAAACGCTTGCCTATGGATCGTTGCCTATTATAACCGCATGCGTGAAGGTCAAAACATTGGTAGGACGAGCAAAAGTAAAGAAGGGGAATCAGCGGGCTATATCCAAAATTGGCCACCGCACGTCAAAGCCACGTTGGATCAGTTTAGACGGACTGAAATTGCTGGTGCAGAGGTGGGGATTTGGAATATATGAAGACCTCGATTGAAATCAACACAAAGCAATTAATCACTCGAATCCAAGCCCGGCAAAGTGCTATGAAAACTAATAGCCCTCAACTTAATGAGGCTTTTCTTCGCATTGGTTTGCAGATCCAAAGCCATGCACGAATCAATGCAACAAATAAAGGCATTGTCGATACTGGAACATTGAGGCAGCAGATCAATTATAAGTTTTTTAACGATGGAAATCAGTCTGGTGTTATGATCGGAGTTTTCGGCATTCCATACGCTGCCATAAATGAGTTTGGGGGAACCGTCACAAGGGATATGCTTAAGGCTATGTTTGCCACCAACAGAAACAGACAACCGAAAGCTTCAAAAAATGTGATTAAAATAGGCAAAGGTGCACAGTCTGGAACTTGGCGAGCAAGACCCTATTTGATTCCAGCCTTCCGCTCTCAGCGAACTTTCATTACCAATCAACTAGCTATGGCTTTAGGGCTAAAATAAAATGGCGAGTATACGAAGTCAAATAATGGATGCAATCATAGCAAGAGTTCAACTTGTCATGGATGTAAAAACCATTGGCTATGATCGGATCAGGCTCCTTGAATTTGACTTTGATGAATGGGAGCTTCCGGCTGTTCAGATCATTGACGGTGAGGAAACCAACATCCACGAGATGAAACGCGGTCGGAAGTCGTGGCCGTTAACCGTCGAAATTGTAATCGGACCCATCCAAGCGACTCAGTATCAGCCGACCCAAAAAGACCTTTGGGATCTCATGGAAGACATAGAAAAGTCTGTCATGCAATCCCCAAAACTTGGACTTGCGACAGTGATCCAAGTTAAACTGTTAGGGTCGAGCACCGATACAGGCGTGCTTCGTCCTTATTTTAGTGGTAGGATAAACTTTATAGTTGACTATTATCAAGAACTCGTTGGCCCTTGCTGAAGGAGCTTAAAAAATATGGCAAAAAACTACGCTGATCTTTATAATTTTACAGGTGATTCAACCGCAGTTGAGCAACGGTTCTATTTGAAAGCGGAGACGACACGTGGAAGTCTTATCGCTCCAACTGATGCTGATTTCTTTTTTACACTCGCAGGTGGGACCATCGAGTTCTCGCAGCCAAGTGAATCAAGCCCGCATCGATCGGGACGAGGGCACGTTGGAAAAATTAGGAAGAAAAAAGAGCAAAATTGGTCTCTTTCGACTTATTTCAACATTGACACGTCTTTGGGCTCAGGCGGTGCAGCGGAAATCGACCCGGCGTTGAGAGAGCTTTGGAAGTCCCTGCTCGGAAAAGAAGTAGTTTCATCTGGTTTGATCTATACTCGGACCGTTCCAGATTTCACCTTTTCTCTTTTAGAATGTGGGGATCGGTGGGCTCGCCAAGGTCGAGGCTGCTTCGTTCAGCAAGCCGTGTTGCAGTTCCCAGGCGATGGCGAGTCCATGATCGAGTGGAGTGGTCAAGGCAAGGACGCTCTTTATGTCGGGATCGGCAAGTCTACCATTGATAATGATGGTGGTAACACTGTAACGGTTCAAGCTGCTGATGCTGATCTTTTCGCTAATGCCGTTGGTGCTATGGTCATGCTCATCGAAGCCGATGGAACCACACGATCAGCAGATACACCGAACGGATCACCAAGAAAAATTGTTTCCGTCTCTGGTGCGGTGGTCACTCTCGATGGTGCGGCTCTTGCCGATGCTGATGGTAGCGGTGTCAACGCTCCGATATATCTTTGCTACTACGAGCCAGCAAACCCAACCGCCATCAATGATCCTGTCACTGGTTTAACCGGAAGCGTTACAATTCCATCTCTCGGTGGTTATCAATGTATTAGATCTCTTCAAGTGACCGTTGCCAATAACCATGAGCTTCGAAACGATTGCTATGGTGAGGACTCAGCAGGTGGATCAATCTTTGTTGCTGGTGATCGACTCACCGCAACAGTTAATATGGAAATGAACCTAAATAAAGATACTTTCAAACTTCTAAAACGTGTGACTGAATTTGAAGCTCAGGACATCACTTTGGTTCTTGGGGAAGCAGCAGGTAGACGGTTCGAACTTGAACTTCCAAAAGTTGATTTTTCGACACCAACCGTCAATGTTCCCGAGACTGGTTCAATCCCAATTCCATTCAACGATGGTTTAGCGCTGCAAACAGGGTTTGACACGAAGGACGAAATCACGGCAAGTTATCTGTAACCTTTCTGTCTGAAAAGCTAACCGTTTTAGGTTGGCTTTTTTTTGTCTTTTTTTATATGCTATTTTTCACACGCTACTCCATCGATCTTGTTCTTCCAAAAAAAACGGGATACTGTATCTCATCCGGCTAGGATGAGATATTTTTTTTGGAGAAAATTATGGCAATCAATTTGAGTCATTTACAGGATGGATATTTGGAAGTTGTCGCATCATGTGATACGGCTTTAGACATGAATGAAAAAGAATATGAAGAGTATCAAAAAACGCTCGATAAAGGACTCCTAAAAATTAAGCCTGGGGATGAACCAACTATATTCTTATTGCGTAAAGTTTTGCCCAATAGAGCTGAGGAATCTATCAAGTCAAAAGCTATGCAATATAACAAGGATGATGGATCAATCTATATCGGGACCAGCCATATAAGCGCCGAAGTGCGGTGGGCTCTTGTTGACATAAAAAACCCGGCTCATTGTCCGAATGGCTTGGTTTTTAAAAAAGATGGTGACGGCGGAGCCCAGCCTCAACTCATGTCCCTATTAGATGCTGCTGGGATAACCAACGATTTATATGTAGCTCGTCGGAACTATTTGGCAAAATATAGTGGATCAGAAAATCTAAAAAAAAGCTAACGGCCTTGCTTGAGCTGAGTTTTGTTGATCATGCAAAACTCAGAGATGAGGGTAGGAATTTCGATTGCTCAACGTGTGACCCAAAAATTCAAAAATTAAGGCGATGTCGTGAAAGTCGCGAGGATTTTACGTTTGAGGCTGATAAAGGACCGTGGCCGATTTATATAAACCAAGGCGGAGAACTTTATAGTTTTTGCCCTTCTAAGGCAACATGGGACAATTCAATCGTCTCTGTTTTTCGGCTTTTAGTGCTAGCTGCTGAAACAGGTGCTATGCTTGAACATGGTGGGCTTAATGATCAGCCAAGCTGGTTCATTGAGCAAGCATCTTGGTTCGTCCCGCGGTATCATGATTATAAATTCAACTCACGGATGATGAGGGTCATGGGATCGGTTAACGCAAAGGGAGTCTTGAGCAATGGCAATAACAGAAGACCTACTCATAAAGGTGCAGGCTGACACTAAGAATGCGGTGGCTTCCCTCGGTTTGATGAATCATTCATTAGAAGCAATTCAGGATTCTTTAAAAATAGTTGCTCAAACTTCTCAGCGAACCGAAAAGTCAATCACTGGTTTCGGCGGTGCGGTGGTTAAGATAAATCAGGCTCTTGAACTCTCGAAGAAAGTTTTTGCTGGGCTTGTCGGACCAGTCACAAAAATGGTTGGTGACTTTTTAAAAGCAGAGGATGCATCAAGACAGTTTGCAAAAACGTTATCGATCCTAGGGGATAAGGACGTCGCCGGGACAGTGACACGATTTCAAGAGCTGGCAGATCAGTTAGAGGAAACTACAAACGTTGAAGCCGAATCTATTCTCGGTTTGGCGAAGCTTGGTGCCTCTGCTGGTCTAACGAATAATCAAATTGAAAAGTTTATTAAGACATCTATAGATATGGCTGGTGCCTTGGGAACCGATGTTGATCAAGCTTTCAATAAACTTTTGCTCACCATGAAAGGGCAAGAAAGATCGCTTGGACCTCTCGCCAATTTATTATCTGGTTTGTCCGATGCTGAATTGAGAGCTGGAAAAGCTGCGGACGTCCTTGGTGAACGTTTATCTGGTATGGGAAAATCACTCGGACCTATTGGCGAAATCAAAGCCACGATGATTAATCTAGGAAATATTGCCGAGGAGCTTGGTGAAATCATTTCTAAGGGGCTCGATCTTGAGGGGTCAACCGCAAGTTTAAACTCTTTTTTAAGATCTATTAAGAATGAAATTGAGTCTATAAAACCATCAGCTATTGAAGCAGTCACTACCGTCCGTGCTGTTTTTGTCGGGTTAAGTGAAGCGATAAAAGCCATAAATTTTGGTGCCCTCTTAGATCAATTGGAATCATTTATAGGACTGGTTTTAAGAGCTGGAGTTGCAATTGGTGCTCTAGCTTTGGCCATGAATGCTCAGGCTTTTGGAACATTTTTAATCAGCATTTCATCATCGGCTGGAGCCATGGTTAAACTTGGAATGGCCACGGCTGTAACAACCGCAAAATTTGCATTAATGGCAACGGCAATAACAACCGCAGTTGTCGCCTTAGATTTTCTTGTCGCTAACGTAGAAAAATTGCCACAAGCCTTATTGGCTGGTTTTAGTGTCGTTACCACTGGTCTGCTATCTATTTGGGAAAAAACATTTAGGGCAATCGGACTTGATAGCCTTGCTGATAAAGTAGGAGCTGAGGCAGATAAGATTGCCAAGTCAGCAGTCAATTTAAGTGAGGACTTAAAACCAGGGCTTTTGATTGAGGGGTTCAATCAAGCCACTGCTGCACTTGGTGGCTTCAAAGCTGGTTTTGATCAAACGACTGACAGTGCAAAAGACTTCGGCAAAGAGTTAGAGTTTGCTAACGGTAAAGGTCGCAAAACTCTCGACACCTTAAAAACCATGTCAGAAGAGGGCAAAAAAACTTTCGATGAGCTGGTTAAAAAAGTTGGCGAACTTAAAAAAGAGTTAGATGACATTGGTGCTGGAGAAGGTCAAAAGATTCAAAATAATCTTAATGCTCGTATGCAAGAAATTGCACTCATCGAGCAAAAACTGGTTAAAGAAAACTCGTTATCGAAGGCAGCTCAAGATCAATTAAAAATTGCTCGTGACACGGCGCAAGCTATAGCCACCGCACAGACAAAAGACCTAAGAAAAAAGAACTTAGAAGAGCAAGTCAAACTATATAAAGACGTTCAAAACCAGATCAAAGATATTGACGCCACAACCGTGGATCGTATCAATATGCAAAAACAAGCTGACTTGGAAGAGATCTCCAAACGTCGCGAAAAACTGATGCTTGATAAAGAACTCAACAAAGAGGCTTTGGCTCAACTCGATCTCACCGAAGAGCAGATTAAATTAAGAGCTGAGATGCTTGCAGCAAAGGCTCCGGACGCTGATTTTGAAGCCGCACAGATGGCAGGTGGCAATCTAGGAAACCAAGTTGCAAAGGCTTTTCAAGGACCGATTAGCGGTATGTTGGCTGGTGCCGGAGCGTTTGCTGATGCGATTCAAGGACTCATTGATTTCATCCCACAGATGCTCGACAAGATCACCGGGATTTTTACAAGCCTCACTGAATTGCCGATGAAAATCTTAGAGGGTGTATCAAAACTCGGTGACGCTCTATTGAAGTTCGTGGCTGACTTCATACCTAACGTGCTCAGTATGGTGCCTAAGCTTCTAGAAAAGTTCATCGAGTTCTTTGCTAATCTGCCCGATGTTTTCGCTAACTTGTTAGCAGGACTTCCAGACATGCTGACAGGACTTTTAGATAGATTGCCTGATTTAGTCGAAAATTTTGTTGAAAAACTGATACAAGCGACACCGAAAATAGTTGTTAGCTTAATCAATTTCTTGATTAAAAAAGGACCATACATTGCCGTGGAGTTGGCCAAGGCATTGGCGATTGAGATTCCCATGGCTATCATCAATGGAATTCTTGACGCCATCAAGTCGTTGCCAAAAATGTTTAAAGAGCTTGGAAAGGGGATCATCCCCAAGCCATCTGAGATCGCCAAGAACTTTGCACTTGGTTTAAAAACCGTGACAAAAACGCTGACAGGTGTCGCATCAAAACTTTTTGCCGTCGTGGATCTCGAAGAAGGAGCAAAGGCTGGTGGGGACAAACTAGCAGAGTTTGCCAAAACCGCTGAGGATGCCGTTAACGATAATATCGAAAAACTCGGTAAAGGTGCTGGTGACGCATGGCAAGGGCTCATCGATGCATGGCGCTGGGTTTATGACAATATCATTTTACCGATATTCAATGGAATTAAAGCTGTATGGTCATTTGTCTATGACTTCATCATCAAGCCTTTGCTTGCTGGTTTGCGTGAGGTTTGGCTTTTTGTTTATAACACCATCATTTTGCCGTTCATCGATCTCTTAAAAACCGCATGGTCGGCAATGATAAAAGTCTTTGAAGCGTCATGGGCTATCGTCCAAACTATTTGGGATTCCATGATGAAAGTGCTTAGTTCGGTATGGGATACTCTTATGGTTGTTTTCCAATCGGTTTGGAATGTCGCCAAGTCGATTTGGGATGCGATGATGTCTATTTTTACTTCTGCATGGGATATGGTCAAAAACATTTGGAACGTTCTTATGGATCTATTCCAAGGGAAAATAAATATATTTGATGCGGTTTTCAAAATAGGTGCTGAGATCTTTAACCATGTGGCAGAAGTCTTTAGGGCTGTTTGGGGAGTCGGAAAAGTCGCTCTCGAAGGTGTGGCCAATATATTTGGATCTGTATTCGAAACCGCCAGAGTTTATCTGAAGGGTGCAGCCGATGTTTTCTTGTCAGTTTTTTCGTATATCAAAACCGTGTTCGATGGTCTCGTGTCGATCGGGGATAAGATTTGGAACAACCTTAAAAAGGCTTTTAGTGGGATCGGTTCAGTGATAGCCAATGCGATCAATGCTATTAACCCATCAGCTCTTTTCGAAAAGATTTTTCGCATCCCCAGCAATGCTTTTGGGGACAAAGGTGCGGTGGAAAGGGCTTTAGGAATCGACATGCCTTTTCTCTCTTTTGCTCGAGGCGGTAAAGTTCCAGGTTCTGCTACTGTATCGGGGGACTCAGTTTTAAATGACAAGATCTTGGCTCTGCTAAGTCCAGGCGAGGTGGTGATACCGAGATCAGCAATGAGTGATCCAGTGACTAAGAAACTTATTGAATCAATTTTGCAGGACAAGGCTCTACCGCAATTTGGACTTGGTGGCCTTGTCGAGTCTGGGAAAAAATATATTCAAGAGAAAACATCACCAGTAGCCGAAGCGCTTGGTAAGGTCTTCCCAGATTTCGACCCGGCTTCTCTTTGGAAGCAAGTCGCTGATCAAATTTCAAAAGTTGTGATGAAAATATTTGAATCTAATAGGTTTCATAACGGCGGTGAAGTCCCGGCCATGCTGAAGCCAGGTGAGTTTGTCATGAATAACGGTGCGGTGGACCGTGTTGGCACTGGTTTTCTCGAAAGTTTGAATCGAGGCGGAAACGGTGGACAAGCTCCAGTTATCAACAATACCATCAATTTAACGATCAATACGACTCAACCAATGGATGAAGCATTTATCAAAAACAAAGTCTATCCAGTTGTTAAAGAGCAAATTAAAAGAGCATCGATCGACGGTCAAACCTTGGTCTACGCTCCAGGAGTTCGCAGCGCATGACAAGTCCTATTACATATGGTTATCTTGAGCGGCCATATCTTGCCGATCCATATCTAACCAACTTCGTGATCGATCACCTAGCTTGCCAAGTCGAGTTGGTGATTCGTGACACAAAGAATTTAGGCTCACAAGTCAGCCGTCAAATTCAGGATACTTTTGACCTTGGTTCTCAGATCGACCGTGAGATTCAGGATGTCAGTCCGCTTGGCTCTCAAGTTGATCGGGAGATACAGGATACAAGTTTCCTTGGCTCTCAAGTTGATAGAATAACCAGTGGAATGGGTGAGCTTGGGACCGAAGTTGATCGACTAATAACAACTGGTTCAAAATTCTTGGGATCTCAAGTTGATCGGGAACTTCGTGAAGAGAACTTTTTGGGCTCTCAAGTTGAGAGAAAAATAGCTGATACAGCATTCCTCGGTTCTGAGGTTGATCGTCAATTGCTGGGATATCCCGAGTTCATGGGGTCTCAAGTTAGGCGCGAAAATTATATTTCTCATTGGCAATGCAACGGCTATCTTTTTAGTCCGTATCTCTCTGGACCGTATTTATCGGCTGGTTTTTGTGCTCACGTTGGAAACCAAGTCGAGATGGCCATTCGTGACACGACACCATTAGGCTCTCAGGTTGATCGGAGCATTCAATCTTTAAAATCTTTGGGATCAGAAGTCGATCGAGTCATTGAAGACTTGGTTTTCTTAGGCTCTCAGGTTGAGAGGATTAATGCTGTTTCACTCGGCTCTCAGGTCCGTTTCGTCCTTTATAACAATCGACGCATCAGGATTCTTTGTGACTTCCCTAGCCGTGGTGCGGCTGGAGCTGGCAACAATGCTTGGGGACAACCGAGAGGTTCGGGACTCAACTGGCAAGCGTCGTCAACCCTTGCAGGTGATTTCTCCGCCAATAACTTGAATACGGATATTGTCGAACAGGTTTGGAGAAGCAATGGAGCCCTCACCGCAACTCTTGCTTGTGACACCGAAATCAACCAAGGCATTGCACCTGATACCGTGGCCATACTTAATCATAACTGGACATCCAGTGCCGTGGTTATTTTCGAGGGATCGAACGATAGTGCCTTTAGCTCAATCGGTGCAAGTATCCCGATCAGTGCGACTAGTATTAACTCATACTATGTGGCTCCGACCTTACCCACCGCACAGTTCAGATATTGGCGAATAAATATTAGCGACACGACTAACCTCGATGGTTATTTACAGGTCGGCACCGTGGTTTTCGGTAGTGCGATCATCTTCCAAGGAGAGGATATTATCGATCAGGTTCGAAGGAGAACTAAACACTTTTCTGATAAGGTTCCTACTGAAGGATACACCAACGTCGCAAACGATCGAGCTATTAAAAGAGCCATTACCATTTCGTTCAATGCACTCGACTACGAAAAAGGGAATTTCGATAACCTGATATCTATCTTTGAAACAGCGCGAACTAGTTTAAAATGTTTGTGGATGCCTGACCCTCAAGATCCAACTCGATTTACGGTGTTCGGTAAATTAAGCGAAATCCCTGAAGAGGAACACCAGAACCTCGGAGCAGCAGCGGATATTGTCAACTTAGTGGTGGAGATAGATGAGAGCCTATGAGTGATGTAGAAATAGCTATGTTTATAATTATGATTATAGCAACGATTGTTTATATAATTGCGGAAAAATATTTATGAGTAGCTCAGATAGAAGACCATACTTAACAGCAACGGCTTTGACTCAGGATTTTCTTGACGCTTGTCATGATAACCTTGAGTGTCGGCTTGAGATGATCTGCGAAATTGAGTCACCGGATGGGACCATCTATGCGAGTGATCGCAATAAATACGTTGGTGGTGTTTTCTATGAGGCTTTGCTTGTTTTCCCAACGATTCAAAGAACCGTTGGTGAATGGCTTTCGAACGAACTTCAGTTTGCAACGCTGACACTTGAACTCTCAAACGTGGACGAACGATTCAATAAATATCTCCCAGGTGGTGCAGACTATGGATCTTGGGTAGGGAAGCAAGTTGTCGTCAAGCTTGGATTGGCTGAGCAAGCATCGACCTATACCACGGTTTTTAAGGGCTCGATCACTCCGGTGGGTGGATTTAGAAGAACCATAAAGAGTATTGTTATCGTTGCTCGTGACAACTTCGACCGGATCAATGCTAAGTTCCCGACCGCCGCAATAACGTATGGTTCATATCCGAGGTGTGAGCAGAAGAATTTAGGTAAGCTTCTGCCAGTGATTTATGGAGACTGGACCACCGAACTTGACCCATATCCATCGGCAGTTCCTGCCTACGTTGTCAACGGTAATGATCCACAAGTCAGTTTCAAAGAAAAACCAGTGACAATAGCCGGGACGACACACACATCCACCGCACATGGTTTTGATGAGGGCGATTCAATAGAGTTTGCTACCAGTGGAACTTTGCCAAGCCCTCTTGTTGCGGCGACTGTATATTATGCAAGAAACCCAACGGCTGATACGTTTAACATCAGTGCGACCCCTTTAGGTGCTTTGATAAATGCCACTGGTGGTTCAGGAAACCATACCGTCAAGGCTGCCACTGGTTCAGCTAGGGCTGATATAGAGCTTGTGGTGAGTTCTAACGTCAATTTTCTTTTTGATACTGATACGGTCTACGTCAAGAGAGGCGAGATTTATAATCTGGTTCCATCGGCTGAAATTGCCTTCGTTAATGGTGACAAGAATTTTTTCACGATTCAGCAGGGTGCCACATGGATGAACGATGGCGCTGGTGTCCTGATCCCTTATGAATGGTCTGACTCGGACGAGTTTTATTGTCAAGTGATCGGCAAGGACTTGAGCAGCTACCGAGACAACCCCGTAGAGCAGGTCAAAGATCTTTTGAAAACTTATGGTGGCCTCGTCGATGGTGACTTTGATTCTAACTGGGCTACCTATCGCGACAAGGCGAGTCCTTCCCAAAGTGCGGTGGCTTCAATAAAGTCGAGAATATGGGTATCTGAGCAAAGCCCAGTTTTGACTTATGGCCTATCCATTTTCGAGCAGATTAGGCTTGAGGCTTTCATCGATCGGAACCTAAAACTCAAGATTAATGCTCTTCATTTTGAGGACTGGGACGACACTCCTAGCTATACCGTCAAAAACTGGGACATCGAGCGCAATAGCATGCGAACCCAGATCGATGACCGAAACAACTTTAATCGTGCCCAAGGCGCTTTTAACTTTTTGCCAATTGTTAATGAAAATGTAAGGGCAACTCCGATCCTAAAGAACTCGGCCTCAATCACTCAAACTGGGCTAACCATAAGTAAAAAGATTGTCTTCCCTAACCTCTATGTCGAAAGTCAAGTTGTTGCTCAATTAAGAGAGATCTTGCGCATATCCAGCGGGATCATTGAGACGTTCGATCTTAACTTAACTTGGCGAGCGTTGTTGCTAGATATCGGATCTTTTGTCAAAATGAATATCAACGTCGCTAGTATCAATTTAGAAAACGTCCCGGCCATGGTGCGAGAAATCGGGTATGATCCCGATGGGCTCAAGATAGTGAGCAAGCTTTGGAGCTTCCAGATGCTCCCTTTTGGTTCTTGGAACCCTGGATATAACGGTATCACTGGTGGTCAATCCGCTACAATAGATGAGGAAATTTAACAATGGCAGTTACATTAACGATTAGCGAAACACTAACAGGTTCCGGTTTAGCCGATGCTCTCAGCGGCGGTGGAACTGGCCTCGATTTGGGACAAGTAATTAACGGTCAATTTACACCGATCACCGACCAACCTACAAACGATGGCAGCCAGGAGATCTACCTGTCTCATTCAGCAGTCGTTGATCCAATAACTGAGGTTAAAACATACGTTCAACAGTATGGTGTTGGGACTGGTTTTACCTACGGTGGTGCCAACTCCGCAGCAGCCGACATAACCAAGTTGCTGAATATGGGCAACGCCTCGGCCTCAGCCAACGCCAATAACGCTGATGGTTTGGCCAACGGCCTTCATATTGACATGGATTGGCAAGTCACCATGGCCAACCAGTTCAATCCAAGCCGGATTGGAACCAATGTAAGAATATTCGGCGATAACGGTGGTGCTGCCACTGGGGAAGGCAGAAACCTTGCGACGGCTTTTAGCATGCATGTCGATGCAATGAGTCGCAACAACGGCGGAACCGAGGTTGACGCATCGGCTCCACAGACTGGAAAAATAGGTAAAACAGGCGATACTTCCTTAGGCGACCGTGCACATTTCAAAAAAAGATTTTTCCTCAGGACTGATGAAACTGATGGTGGTATTTTGCAATGGGAATTTGTTGTTTCCTTTTCATATACGGCTTGAGGTTTAGTCAATGAGTCAGCTAGTTAAATTTCCATGGAATGAGATGAAATATCTTTTAAGATGGCGCTATGACTTCCTATCCCACAACCCTAAGTATGGTCAGTGGGACCGGGAAGCTCATCTTATGACAGATATGGCTTGTTTTAATCTTAAAGAGGGATTGATAAGAGCAAGCATTGAAGGTAAAGACATCAAAACCAGGGAAATAGTTACGCTGGCTGAAGTCGATGGTCATGATTTCTGCTTGTTTCAATGGATGGCAGTAGCCAGCGGTGGGACGGCCTTAAGGTTCAAAGGTTCCCATGAACTCGTTAAGAAAAACATCGGACTCAAGCTGGTTTCTCGTGATTGGTTCATAGAAGTTTATAAAACCGGACTTGTGCAAAAGTTGCGAAGGCCGGAAGAGGATAAAAAATTTCACTACGCAGCTTATGGACGGTAAACATATATGGCAATTGTTAGTAGACTTCAGCTCGACCATCCAGCTCTTAATACCGCTGGTGGCTCCGGCCTTCACACGTCGATAGAAAATTTATATATCCGCATTGGCGATAATATGAATAGCCGATTTTTCGAAAGCGAAAACTTGGCTAACGGTGCTAATGTGGATTTCGAACACAATTTTAAAACCGCCTTTTCGACTTTGCGCTTTGACCTATATCTCTGGGATACAGGGACCGATGAATTGACCTTGGTTTCTGATTCAGCTTTGGCCAACTATCCTATCGTGGCGACACCTTCGTTTGAAACCACAAAGATACGAGTCACTAACAATAGTGGATCGACTCAAGACTTAGTTTTAGTGGTGACTCAAGGTGTGATTGACTCGAAAAAAGTTGATTTTGTGATCCGCAATGTTTCAGGAAACGTCACATTGCAAGAGGGCAAATATCATTTAGTTGACACCTCATCTGCCAGAACTTTGACTTTACCCGATCCAGCCGCAACCAAGAGACCTATTTGGATCAAGGACAAAACTGGATCAGCAAGTACGAATCCTATTACCGTTGCTCGGTTCGCATCTGAAAACATCGAAACCGTTGGAGCAAGTTTTGCTCTCAATAGCGACCTCGGTGCTTGGACACTAGTGACTGATGGAACAGATTGGTTCATTTTATAAAAAGGATTTTCGACATGACAAAACATGGAATAAAGGAAAGCCTAGAGTTAGTTGATTTGATTTTAAGCATGGCTGATGCAATTAAACAGGCGAAAAAAGATGGCGTTGTAAACTGGTTTGACTTGCCTAAATTTGCTCCAGTTGTTATAGCTGCAAAGAAGGCAATCGATGGTTCAGAATGGATCGATGAAGAGCTTAAAGATCTTAGTGCAGAAGAGGCGCAATTAATAGCAACGGCTGCATTGTCAGCAGGACAAGCGTTGATGGAAGCAATCATAAAGAAGTGAGAAACTATGGAAAAATATGACTTCGTTTCAAGTTGCTTTGGCTATGATGAAATCATAAAAAGAGCCGAGGCAAGTTGTTTTAAAATTCCCGTCGAGCATAAGTTTTTCGTGGCAAGAGAGGACATAGAATTTGTAACCAGCTCTGGGAAACAATATGCGAAACCAGGCGACTATGTGATCATCGGCAAAGACCACGCTTGGCCAGTATCGCCTAAGTATTTTGCGGAACACTATCATGAGCTACCAGAATGAAAATTAATGACGATATAGCTTCAACCTTTAACATGCATCTCGATTATTATAATTGGGCTCTGAGATTAGAAGATGATAATAGATCAAAATGGAAATCAATTATTATAGAGTTTATGAAATTTTTGACCAAGAGAACCTTGTCGTTTCCGGTTGGTTCTCTGATTTATAGAGATAGCTTCGAAGAATTAATTAAACTCCATAATCTAGTAGCAAATGTTCGGAGTAAATTTTGACTAAAGTAAATCCATTAAGATTCGTTGATTTTCAAGTGCTAGCTGTCCATCATAAAGACGAGGAATTTGCTTATAGCAATGTTACGGCTTCAATGCATGACGGTGAAATAATCTCGGCTTTAGAATACGGTAGAAATATCCATCGAGCATTTGCATTTTCCTTGAAAAAAATTTCTGAGCAAATTCTTGAAAAATACCCTGAAACTAATGAACCGATTCATGGTGGTTGGCTTGTTGATATAGGAGACTCTCATGACGCTTTATGAAGCATTAACTTTGGTTTCCCTTTGGTGCGGTGGTCCGGCTGCTACCGAGGATAAATCGATTTGTCAGAAAAGACTTTTTGAATGCCTGGTTCTTGATGATATCGCTATCGATAGAAAAAACGTGGTCGGGTGTTTTAAGAATACGAGGATCGTGTGAGATGACCGATTGTCTCATTAACTGGTTTCACATCGTTGGATCGATCGCCTTTGGTTTCTTGCTCGCTAACGTATTTTTATGGGCTATATATACTTGGATATCGATGCAGATTAGGAAAAACCAATGATAGCTGTTTTCTTTTTTATATGGATTGCAGCTTTGGTGATTTCTATCAACGAAATCGGTTGGCGGATGGAAGGATGGTCTCATTATAGTAGAGGTCGGAAAATTATGTTTTTCGTCCATCTATTTTTTTTAATTTTTAGCGTTGGCCTCTCTCTCACAGTGGTTATAAAAACCGCCTTCTGATATGCTTTTCGTTGACACATGCTCTAAAAGCACATGAGGGGAGTTTCTCAAATGTCATATACAGGACAAAATCCTAGGTTTCGTTCGACTATCTTGACTGATGTCGGCGTATCAAGTATCAGCAACCCACCGTCGGGAGCCCACCGAATCATTAACAGAAGTGGCACGCTTCAGGTTCAGGATTCGGCTGGGGTCGAGACACCAATCGGATCAGGTGGGACCGTTGACCGAATCTCTCAGACAGGCCATGGTTTCGCGGTCGGGGAAATGCTCTATTACACTGGCTCGGCATACGCCAAGGCGAAAGCTGATGTCGTTTCCACAGCTGAAATTGTGGGGATGGTTTCCAGGGTTCTAGATGCCAATACGTTTGAGGTCACTCTTGAGGGCAAGGTAACAGGTCTCTCAGGTCTCACCGCTGGGACTACTTATTTTCTCAGCGCATCGACAGCCGGAGCTATCACAGCAACGGAACCAAGTACACTCGGTTATGTTTCGCTTCCGGTCGGTGTCGCCATATCGACAACCGTGATTTACGTCCGAACCTCAAGGGGTGCGGTGGTTGGATCGGTCAACGCTCGAACCGAAATCGCGTTGGCCAATAATACAACTACGAACGTGCAATCTGTTTCAGCTTATCAAGCAGGTGAGCTATCGGGATGGGTTGAGATCGATGGAACCACAGATTTAAAGTTTTTTGTTTCTGCACCGTTTGCTAAGAATGGCGCAAACTCTGATTACTATATAAGCCCAAGCTATGTTGGTGACACGCCACCAGTTGGTTTTTCTTTGAGCATCACAAGTGGCGGTTTAATCCAAGCCACATTGCCAAGTATCGCTGGTTATGTCTCTGCAAAGATCAACTTCGCTCTTAATGCTCCGGCAGTTGGTGCCACGTTTCCTCTAGCGATTGACTCAACTTTGGTTCAGTTTTCTACGCTGAAGGCCAAGGATTCGGGTGGGTTTGTTTTTCAGGAAAATGGTGGAACGCAGATAGGAAGTTGGGATGATGCAGGCGCATTCACAGCCGGATCGAGTGGCAGTTCTGTCGTACATATTTTCAACGGATTTTCCACAAATATTGTTGGCACAAGCTTAACCAAACTAAGACTATATCCTGACACAAACAATGTATTCCTAGATTTTATTGGAAACGCTAACGGAACAGCTTCTGCTCTAACTATGCGTAGTTTAAGTTTAGACAGTTCAATATTAAAAACTATAGCTTCAGCAACCGCAGGTGGGAATTGGACTTTCAGCCAATCTCAAGCTTCATCGACAGTAACTCATACGTTTTATGGACGCAAAGGGACTATTGCTAACCAAAATTATATTTTAAATTTATTATCCGATAACCTTGCTACAGGTTCATCAATTTTAAGATGGGGTCTGGATTCAACTAACGGTTATGCGTTCCAAGATTCAGGCATTCAAGGTGTTGGAGGTGGAGGCTATCGTTTTGCTGCTAATACTTTGGGAGTTGGGTATCATGATGCATCTGGAGCTTGGAATCTTGGACCAACAACAGGGACGCAGCAATCACACATCTTTAACGGGACTTTATCCGTTACAAGTATTGCTGCATTAGCTAGTTCTAGCACGATTGATTTGATTTTAAGAGATAATGGGACACAAAAAGCGCAAGTCGGAGTTTATAAAAACGGTAGCTCTGCAAGCAATGGTTTTCTAGGTTTTGATGAGCAGGGCGGTGGAAGACAATATCTTTGGTCTAATGCTGGAACTTGGTATACTAGTGCAAACGCATCTAACATTGGTGATGCAGCCGGAACGGTAGTTGGAACTCAAACCTCCGATGAGAGGCTAAAAACAGGTATATATGACACAACATATGGTTTAGATACTGTCCTTAATTTAAGGCCGATCAATTTTTCAATGCACGGAAAAAACCAAGTTGGTTTCAGTGCACAACATACCAGAATGTTTTTGCCAGAGGCCGTTTATGACACGGGCGAAGTAATTGTTGAGGGACAAGAAAACAAGCTTGCTATGCAGTATGTTCAAATTATCCCCGTACTAACTAAAGCCATCCAAGAACTCGCAGCCAAAGTCTCCGCTCTCGAATCACAATTAAATTAAGGGTTAAAATATATGACACTAGCAAATAGACAAGGAAACTTTTCGGGGACGTTGCAGGGAGTGAGGCATAGCTCGGCAGTGGGTGTTGGGGGTACGGTTCTCAACGTCGATTGGAACCATGCAATAATATCTAGCGGTATTAACATGGGACGGATCATCGTTAATTGGGATCAAAACTCAAGTAATGGATATATTGCTTCAGCCTCATTAAACTTCTCCATCAATTATAGTCCTGCAACCGGAAAATGGTATTTAAGATTTATGAATGTTGTTTGGAATGATAGCCCTTCATCGACGGTAACAACTTCTTCGATAACCGCATATTGGTTTGATGGGACAACTGAAACTCTCGGTGAAACCGGAGTTTCAAGCGCAAGCAATTATATTAGATTTAAAATGACACAAGCTCAATCTGCTTTGGCTGCATCACCTGCGACCACTGGCTATTTAATAAGGGAGATCTAACAGTATGCCTCATTTTTTTACAGATCAGGTTAAAAATTATGTTGATGCTGGGATCTATGTCCCTACTTATTACAATGGGTTGAACACGGCTGCTATTGTGCCGCAATACGCTTCTTTTTTCCGAGTCAATAATATTGTATATGTATCATCAAAAATTTCTTTTGGCCCAAGCGGAGCTGGTACATGGAACTACACAATGACTTTGCCAATTGCAAGTAATTTAACAAACACTTATGAGTTAATTGGTAGCGGATCTCGCGATGAGTCCACGTTTTTTTCACCTTTGCTTTTGAGTGCGGATACATCTAATTATCGTGCTCTAATTAATGGGGTTGCAACATATACGGGTGGCTCAGCAGTTTGTGTTACATTTATGTATGAAATCAAATAAGGACTTTAAAATATGGCAAATTCAGCTTTCACGCCTTCAACTTTTGGGCAAGGCATCGTGGTTCCTGGGGTGAGCCCTGGGCATGTTAGCGCCAATGGTTTACCAGGTAGAACTGATGGAGCAGCTATTGCTGCTGGGTATGTTGGGCAAGTAATACCATTTACAACTCGTACTGTGACTATTGGTGGGACTGGTAGTTGGTATGCTAATGCAACGGCTATGGGAACCTTGACTGCTGGTCGATGGTTGGTTTTATGTTTTTATAACTCTATTTGTGTTAACAACGCTAACGCTATTTGTGTTGCTGGAGTTGCTACGTCTAGTTCTGGTGGAACTGGTTTACAATCACAGACTGCGTTTAATGCTTATAGTAGTGATGCAGCAAAAAATGTTAGTGCGCCTTGTGTTTCCTTTGTCTATGATGCCTCTGGAAACCAAGATTTATATGCTCAATTTTATGCTTATAACTCCATACCAGCAAGCAACACTACCGTAGGTGGATATGCAATAAGGATAGCCTAAAATGGAATTTAATTTAGATCAAGCCATCCAAGCTCTTCATACTGTTTGCCGTCAATATAAGGGGACGGCAGATGATCATGAGTATCTTAAATCTATATTGAACGAAATCTATAAGAAGCTAAAGGTCGAGCCTAAGGAAGAAAAGAAGGACCATCTGAGACCAGTGCCGAATGCTGAAGGATGAAGAGCCAACAAAATGCGACTGGTGCGGTGGCGAAGACTCTCAATGGTTAATTACCTTGAAAGTCGATGAGCCACCGTACTACGTCCGACCTTTCGCCGTTTGCGATGTTTGCCGACCTCACAATAAATATATGGATCATATATTCGAGGTGCTTTATGTCACCGCTCGCTCCACCAACTAGCAAAACGTTTTCGAATCATCGGCATCAATCCTTGAACGGAACTCTTATACACTGGCTTCGGTAGACACATACCGCAAGCCAGCAACTTAAGAAGGCTCTCGGTTTCAGGTCTCCATATATCAATTTGAAACCAATTTGGCGGTAGTGATCTATTATCTTGCTCAACGTGGTTTCCGCACAATGAACAGGTGAATTTGCACTTATACATGATGCACCTCTTTTGTGATATTATTGAGCCATCCCAATCATATCACGGAGACATTAAACCATGGACTTTTTTGGCCGTGTTGGGCTTTTTCTTATCATACTAACATTGATTGCTGGAGTGAAGTTTTTAAGTGAAATAACAATAAGCATGAATCAATTAAATTCCAGACTTGCCGACGTTGTTGAGAGGATCGAAGCTCATGAAACTCAGATCAACGCGATAGAAACTTATATTTTTGAGGGAGAAACAAAATATGGTGAAATTCCCTGATGTTTACCCTTGGGTTTATAAACTTGTTAGCCCTACGGCCTTAGGCGTTGGACCGATGCAACCTCTCGGCATATGCGTTCACTATTTGGCTGACCGTGACGTTGACAGGTCAATCTTAGGTCTCAAAGAGGCAGGTCTCGGCTATCACCTTATTATCGATCGAAGCGGGAGAATTTACCAAACTTGCTATTTTAACTTGCGAGTAAACCACGCAGGAGTTGCTGAATGGAATGGTTTGTCACCGAACCGAAATTTTATCGCTATTGCATTGGCTTCATGGGGTTATCTAGAGACTGGTAACAAGGCTTGGAATGGTGCTATAATTGACGTTAAAGAAACAGCATTGAGGCCAAGTAATATCAGTCAAAAGTTGATGCGCTGGGACGCTGCAACGGAAGTCCAGGAAACCGCATTGATTAATTGTATAGGTTGGTTAATGTCAAAAGGAATATCGGTCAAGAATATATGCGGTCATGACGAATCGGCTAAGCCTGTCGGGCGCAAGCAAGATCCAGGTGGTGTGCTATCACGAACTATGGTTGAAATGAGGCCTTTACTTGAAGCGATGCAAAGGAAAAAACCGATTAGTTAGAGTCCTTTTTAGGGACCATATAATCGAGTTTCCTTTGCCAGTTTTTTATATAAAAAGAGCCCGCCAACGTGGGCTCAAAGTCCGTCATCCAGTAAATCAAAAAGTGACTATCGCAAGATATGTTACAACAGTGGTATATTGGACAAAAAAAAGTTTTGTATATGTATTCACAACTGATGATTGAAAATGGAGGACGACAGCATGAAAATACTAGGCGCAATGCTTATTGTCCTCGTTATCTTTAGAGCTGAAATAGCTACGGGAAAAGAGCCATTATTGCTTGACGGTGGGCGCCTGCCTGATCGAGCAGATGGTTCTATCAATTATATCGCGGCGAGAGAGGCGATAGCTCTAACTGAGAGCAGTGGGAACGTATGCGCGAAAAATCCGTATAGCTCGGCTAGCGGAAAATATCAATTTATGAGGGCTTGGAATGCTTTTTTTATTCGAGCTTATGGCCGCACTTGGACATCTGTTGTACCTCAGTGCAAAGCTTCGCGATCTGTTAAACTTCGTATGGAGAAATATCAAGACGATATGTTTGATGTTTACTACAATTATCACGCAGGACCATTCATCGCCAAGGCCAGAACCAAAACCAAAGGTTGGAGTGACATCCAGCTTCTCGCGCTGTTCCACCGTCAGGGTGAGGCTGGAGCTTGGCGATATCTTAGATTCGGCCAAGACTATGCCAATGGAAAATGGGGAAATACTCATGTTAGAGTTCATATCGCGAAAGTGTTGAAGAACGTCAAATATCAGTTAATTGCAGGAGATTAAGAAAATGTTGAAAGCGCTACTATTTGCCATGGTTTTTCTTGTGTCTTGTCGGCTATCGGCTTGCCCACCGTCGCAACCTCAGCCGATGCCACCTCATGTCCCAGCGCCACCATCGAATGAACCCTCGTTTCCAGATCTTGAAAGCTATCTTAAGGCTGAGATCAACGAAGCGCGTAGAATTAACGGAGCACCGATGATTGTCTCGACGCCATCATTGGATTGCGCCGCTCTTATGCACGCTGAGGATATGAATGCTAATAATCTTTGCTCTCATAACGGGTCCGACGGAAGTCGGTTCTGGGAACGAGCTAAGACATGTGGCACCAAAGCAGCATCTGAAATCATAGGGTGCGGACATCAAGATTTTAAAGAGCTGGTCGAGGCTTGGCTGAGAGATAAACCGCATCGTGATATACTGTTAGATAAGAAAAACATAGCAATGGGCGCAGCAAGGGTGGGTGATTATTGGGTGGTGATCTTTATGAAGTGATGGATTTTATAATTAAAGCAAGCATAAGTTTGCTTCAATTTAATTTAATTTTGATCACTTTAATTGTCCTTATTTTTATGATATTTTACGAATAACTCGATGATGCTGGTTCACTCCGCTATCCCACTGGGAACCACAACGTGGTTGATAGGTTCCGGTGGGATTTTTAGATTGATGGCTTCCCAGAATTTTATTAGCTCGCCAAGCATCCAAGCTATATAGATCGGATCTGGTGTTACTTCGACAATCACACCATTATGACCGTCAAAGCTGAAGTAGTCAGCTTTTTTGGCGTTTGAAACAAAAAGCTGATGCTGAACTTGTGGATAATATTTCATGGGAATTTTGCCACGCATAGCCTTATCGTGATCCACACGACCAGGACATTTGATTTCCAAAACTATCTGGTTTTCTGCATTATATCCGTCGAGAGAGGCACGAATGAATGGATACTTGGGATGCTCGCAAAGAATCGCAGGTGCTGAAAAACCGACCATCAATTCATAGTGAGCGCGGGCCAATGGCTCAAGTCGGTTCCCACGATCGATCGCCCAATTACTATTGACTCCGTCTTTCGTAATTTTTTGACCTGTTTTCTGCATCCAAAGATCATAGCGAGTCATCCATGGGGAGACTCCCATGATAATAGGAGAGTCACTAGCTCCAAGCCCCTTTTTCCTCCACTCTAACCACGTTGCTCTGTTCATTTTAAAACCGCCTTATTCCAGTTTTCTATAGCTCTTATAGCAGTATGACTCGGAAAGCTACGAGCTGAACAACTATAACATCTAATATACACAGTTTTCTCTGGTTGTGTTTCTATCAAGTATATTTTTTCAGAATCACAAAAAGGGCATTTTCTAATTTGTAAAATTATTTTATATCTATTTTTAAATAGTCGTAAAATATATGATCTAATTTTTCTCAAAGTTTTGCTCTCTTTTTTGATTTACATTTTTAAAAGGCTAGTCTAACTTGATTTCAAGTTCATTAATTTTGGAGAAAATTTATCATGATTACGGAGCAGGAGCTTATTAAAAAGCTTTGCATTTGGCTCAAAGAAAATAGAGTCACAACGCTAGCTGACAAACTTGGTTATAGATCTACAGCTACTATTAATACATGGATCAAGAAAAAAAGAATCCCACCGTACATGCAATCGCGTGTATTCGCCATCATCAACAAAGACAGGAGTGTTTAAAATGGGAATGCTAGGACGTGTAACAACCGGAAAAGTTCCGAGACCTCATTTAATTCTTATTTATGGTCCAGACGGAATCGGAAAAACTACGTTTGCAAGTGAAGCTCCAAAACCAGTGTTTTTAGGGACTGAACAGGGCACCAATTTTCTTGACGTAGCACGGTTTCCTACACCGAAAAACTGGGGAGAAGTTGGGGAAGCCATCAAAGAACTAACTAACGACCCTCACGAATTTAAAACGTTGGTTATAGACTCTCTCGACTGGTTAGAACCGATGCTTTTCGAGCAAATTTGTCGGGAACATGGAGCTAAATCAATCGAGCTAGCGGCTGGTGGATACGGAAAAGGCTATACCGAAGCGGTTGAACGATGGATACAGTTTATGAAAGCCATCAACCACCTTCGAGAAACCAGGCATATGAACGTGATTTTGATAGCTCATAGTGAAACGAAAACGTTTAACGACGCTCAGCTTCAGATAACATATGAACGCTATCAACTGAAACTCCATAAGAATGCTAGCCCTAAATTTAAGGAATGGGTTGATAGTGTTCTCTTTTGTAACTTTGAAATTTACACTAAAAAAGAAGGTAGTGCAGTTCAGGCTTTTGGTGAGGGCGAGCGCAAGATGTGGACCGAGGGACGTCCTGGCTATGATGCTAAGAACCGTATGGGACTCCCAAACTGTCTGTCTTTGAGTTGGTTGGCCTATGAGGAAGCCTATAAGAAAGCTATAGAGGGCGGCGAAAAACCAGAACATGTGATCAACCGGATCGAGGATCTGTTAAAAAATGAAATGGTGACTGATGATCTTAGAACCAAGGTTATAGATACAATAAAAAAACATTCTGAAAATCTAAAACAATTGCAATTCATCGAGCAAAAATTAAAAGAACGTTTGAATGTCAATCAAGAAGTTGAGGGGTAAAACAATGGGTGGAAAACCGAAAACACGTCCTATCATGTGTGTCGAAACGGGTGAGGTTTTTGAGAGTGTTAAAGAGGCGTGTGAAAAATATAACGGTAACGAAAAAATGATGAGGCGAGTTGCAATTGGACTCACAAAGTCACATAGAGGCAAAACCTGGAGGTATACGGACGATGGAGATCGACGATCAAGCCGCCATATTTAAGCGATGGCAAAAGTTTATAACTGACGAGTGGAATAAAAGAGACGCCATCGGAAGTTATGTCAAACAAGAACAGGATGAGATGTTTAGACAATGGGTGATCCAGAAAATTGTAGCGTGTTTCACGATGGCTGAAGTTAACGGTAAAAGATTGGCAGAACTTGAAAGGAAGCTAGGGATATGAACGACGGTCAATTTATCGCAAAAATATCTAACTATGGTTTGCAGGAGACCAAAAATGGAAACGTCATGGCAGTCGTGCAATTTGAGTTTGAAGACCACGAGCATAAACGGCATAAGCTTTCATGGCGCGGATCGTTCAACGGTGGTGCCCTAGAATGGACCCTCAAAACTCTTTTGATCTGCGGTTTGTATGGCAATGACCCGACTATTTTAGCTGATGGTCCACAAAGTGGAGCCCTCAATACAGAAAAAGAATTCAACATCACGGTTAAGCAAGAGATCGGTCCCGACGGAAAATCCTATTGGAAGGTAGCTTGGGTCAATGAAGTTGGTTTCTCGAACCTTCTCAGCAAAGCTGGTGCGGTGGCGAAGCTCGGAGACTTGAGGGGTCAAGTCGCGGCTCTGAGAAAAGAAACCGGATACGACAAAAAGCCAGATATTCGCCAAGAAAAACTAGAAGAGATTCCATTTTGATTTTAATATCCCCTATATGCGAATAACATATAGGGGATTTTTAAATGAAAGCTCAAAAACTTTCGGCATTGATCGACGAATTGCCTGCGAATGCTCAGGTTAAGGCGACGAATGGGAAGCTTATTGTCTCAGCAAGGACTGGTGAGAAATTAGGATATATCGATTTTCGACTACAGGAGTTTATCGAGGATGATGATGAAGAATGAAAAATTGATTGCTCGACCATATCAAGTTGATGCTTTAGATTCGATCAGAAACCACTATTCAAGGGGTGAAAAAAGAGTTTTATTGCACCTGGCTACAGGAGCAGGCAAAACATTTTTGTTTAGTATGATGTTAAAAAAGGTTTATGAACGCGGGAAATATGCAATTTTAGTCGTTCGTGGTCGGGCTCTTGTTGATCAAGCCAGCCAGAGACTTATGAGGGAAGAGGTTCCCCATGGGGTCATCATGGCTGGCCACTGGAATTATAAACCAACTGAACGAATTCAAGTCTGCTCAATCGACACTATCCATCGTCGCAAGATCAAGTTAGAGGCTAGCATGATCGTGATCGACGAGGCTCACATGGCCGCAAGTCGCAGCTACCGCGAATTGATTGATATGTATCCCGATGCTTTTTTTTTAAGCGTCACCGCTACACCATATGTCAAGGCAGGGCTCAAACACCTTGCTGATCATGTCGTCCACCCGATCTCGGTTGAAAAGCTCATGGAGCAGGGCTATCTGGTTAGACCTCGGTATTTTAGTTTTCCTACAGATATAAATTTAGATGATGTGGAAATCGATAAAAAGACCGGAGATTATAACCAAGTACAACTCGGTGAGGCTGTGAATAAGTCAGCGACGCTGTGTGGCGACATCGTGACTCATTGGTTAAAACACGCTCGTGGTCGTCCGACGATTGCCTTTGCCGTCAATGTCAGACATTCGAAAGCCATTGCTAATAGATTCAAAGACGCTGGAATACAGGCCGAGCACATAGATGCTGACACTCCCGAGGACGAGAGGCGCTGGGTGTTACAAGGCTTGAGAGAGGGCAAAATCAAAGTCGTTTCAAATGTCGGCATTCTTTGCACTGGTGTTGATATTCCTGAGGTGTCGGCATTGATATTAGCTCGACCGACACAAAGCAAAAACTTATTTATTCAGCAGGTAGGCAGAGGGTCTCGACCATACAACAACAAAAGTGATTTTGTTGTATTGGATCACGCCACGAATGTCATGAAGCACGGACCGATTGAGGACGAGGAACCATGCCAATTAGAAGGCCACGGAAAGGTTCCAAAAATAAAAGGTTCAATGACTAAGTGCCCAAAGTGCTTTTGTGTATTTGATAAAAAAATCTATGGAAAATCATGTCCAGGGATCATACTTGATGATAACGGTGATGAAAAACCATGTGGATTTGAGTTCATCGAAATCGTTGATAGTGTTGAACCTACTGAAAAATCATCTGGGGTTATTAATGACACGTCAAAAATACTTGTCGAAATAACTCAGCCAAAAGATTTTTTTAGTTCACGCCTACGCCAAGATCTTGATAGATTGATCACTATAGCAATCGAAAAAAATTATAAGCCTGGTTACGTCTGGCATAAGATCAAGGATAGTCATGGACTCACAAAAGCCAACCAATGCCGAGGAGAAATCCAAAGACGACTGGGACTTTTTAGACAACTCGATTCCAACGCCATTGCCGAAACCCTCAAAAAAGTCAAAGCTGGACTACGTGGCAATTCATAATGAACTCGTGAGTCAAATTCTAGCAACGCTGAATTTGAGTCGTCTTGGACGCTTTTGGAGTCAACCCACTGGTGTGGCTTATCGTGATGGTCGCTTCGTCCGTTATGGTTTTCTTGGCAGTGCTGACATTACCGGAGTGTTAAAAGGTGGATATAGAGTTGAAATTGAGGTTAAAACAGGTAAGGCTAAGCAACAAGAAAATCAAAAGATTTTTGAGAAAAATATGAAAATGTGGGGAGCGATTTATTTAGTAGTCAGGAGCGTACAAGATGCTTTAGACTCTTTGCAAATCGAAGCGAAGAAAAAAGGCGTTATAATAGACTAATCATCTATCACGCTCAGATTAAAACCAATTAGAAAAAGGAATTTCTTTTATGAAGGAGTTGACGGATCAACTTGCCCGAGATGGTTTCCATTTGCCAGAAATTCGGCTTGACGCCACAATCATCCGTTTTGACCGCAATGGTCACAAGAATAACGCATGGTTTATCGGCTTTCAAAACCATACGATTAAAGGTGGCGAGCCCTATATATATTGTATGTATGGAGATTGGGCCGACATCTATGAAGAGCCCAAAGTTTGGGCAAGTCGAAAGCTATCGAAAGCTGATCAAGCCGCGTCTAAAGCTCAGTATGATGCGATGAAAAAAAAGGCAGTTGAAGAAAAGAGAATGAAGCAGGAAGAGGCAGCGGAAAAGGCAAGAAAAAAGTTGGCCACCGCACATGAAAAGGGTTTGACCCCATATTGTAAACGCAAAAACATTGATCAGCTCTATGGCTGCAAAGTCCATGAATTTGATACTTTGCTGGTTCCTGTTGCCGATATTAATGGCAAGATCACCGGACTGCAATATATAGATGAGAATGGTGACAAGAAATTTTTTCCAGGGACAAAAGTTGATTCTTGCTTTCACTTGATCGGTGGTGAGATTCAAGATGAGACCTATATTTGCGAAGGATTCGCCACTGGTGTAACAATTCATAAAGCCACCGGGAAACCAGTTGTTGTTGCGTTTAATGCAAGCAATCTTGTGAGTGTGGCAAAAATTTTAAGAGCGACTTATCCAGATCTAAGAATCTCCATCTGTGCTGATAACGATCGATTTAATGAAAAAAATACAGGTGTCTTTTATGCTGAAAAAGCAGCCATGATTGCACATGGTTCATTGCTCATCCCGACCTTTCCAGAAGACGATAAAAATGGAACGGACTTCAATGACCTCGAAGCGACTCAGGGCATTGAAGCCGTTATCAAGCATTTTCTCGAAGAGGAACCCGACATCAAAGCCGGATTCATCCCGCTCGGCTATGATGAATCAACCTACTTTTTTTATAACTTGCCGTCAAAGGATATCGTAAAAGTCGGAACGTTTGCCAAGCATCAGATGTTTCAAGTCGCTCCCAAAGAGTATTGGGATGAAAAATATCCTAACTCAAAAGATGGTGGCGAGCCCAATTGGAACCAGGCAATGGACGATCTGATTCAGATGTCTCGCAAGGTCGGACCGTTCGATTCGAGTAGGATTCGGGGAACCGGAGTGTGGATGGACGAGGGTCGGGTCGTGGTCAACTCCGGTCATTGCCTGATCGTCGATGGTCGAGAAATGGGGATGTCGGCTCTCAAGAGTTGGTATATCTATGTTCAAACTAGGAACCGGATACCGCCGTTGGCAGATCCGCTAACGGTGGGTGAGTCAAAGTTGTTGGCTGATATTTGCGAGCAGCTTAAATGGCGTGACCCCAAAGCTGGAGCCCTACTTGCTGGCTGGCTCGCTATCGCAAGAGTGTCGAGCGCCATGGATATTAGGCCTCATGTATGGCTCACTGGAGGAGCAGGGGCCGGGAAAACCACGGTGATGGATCGACTCGTGAGTCCGGCTCTCGGTTGTCCTAAGGGCAAGATCCACCTTCAAGGTGCCTCGACTGAAGCAGGGATTCGTCAACGCCTAAAGTCGAGTAGTGTTCCGGTGATCTTTGATGAGTTCGAAACAACGGGCGAGCATTCTAAAACAAGAATTCAAAGTTGCCTGGAACTTTTAAGAGTCAGTTGGAGTTCCAAGAGCGGTGCGGTGGTCAAAGGCTCGGCTGGTGGTCACTCGGTGGAGTATCAAGTTGCCTTCAGTGCCCTTGTGTCGAGTATCCGGGTCAACCTAGAGAACGATGCCGACCGATCACGGTTTTCCGTCCTCGAGCTTGAACCCCACGGCAACGACTGCGAGAGGTGGGAAACCATACAAAAGGGACTGGTTGAAATCGATGAGGCTTGGGGTGAGCGACTCTTTGCCCGAAGCGTCGCGATGGTCCCCACCATCGTGGCCTCGCAAAAGGTTTTTAATCGCGTTCTAGCTGGCGTCATGAACCAAAGATATGGTCAACAAGTTGGGACGCTCCTAGCCGGGTATTGGAGCCTTCTGAGTGATACTGTGATCGACGAGACCACCGCACGAGCCATAGTTAAAGAGTTAGGTCAGAATGATCAAGAGTTAGACGACTTAGAGACTACCGACGAAGTTGAGTGTCTTGACTATCTTTTGAGCTATAGGTTTCAAGTCAGGCGTGCAGATGGTGCAGTGGACTATAAAAAAATATCAGAAATATTAGAAGATTCGAGTATGTGGAGTGAGGACTATAAAAAGTCAATACGGAGCTATGGCATTATTATTAGAACCAGAGATGGAATCAATGAAATCTTAGTGCCATTCAGGGATGCGGAGCTGTCTAAAATTTTTGAGAAGACTCGATGGAATCAATGGAGTATAACTTTAATGAGATTGAAGAAGTCTTTTAAGACTACCTATCGATCGGGTTCGAGAGTCATTAAGGCAATTTGTATTAAAATATAACGAAAGTTTGTAAAAGTTAAACTCCAGAATCTACATTTGCTTAAAAAATAAGCAAATGTAAACCTGGAGGTTTACATCAGGTTTACATCCAGGTTTACAACATTTACCTTCAATATCAGCCAGTTAAGGTCGATTTTGGGTAATGTAAACCTGTAAACCTGGGGAGAGAGATACAATATAAAAATAAAAAAAAAAAAAATAAAAAAAAATATTCTCCTTAGTATCTATATATCTAGGTTTACAAGTTTACATATAATATATATATACTAAATGGTTAGATATTATTGGGAAAAGTTGTAAACCTGATGTAAACCTGGATGTAAACCTGGAGCGAAATCGATTTTTTAATATCTTAATATTGCTGACGAAAAGACCAGGTTTACAACATTAAACTGTGTTTAGAAAAAATATTGACTTCTTGTTTAAATCGAGGTTCGGACAAAAAAAGATCATCGTTGAGGGTTTCTTTATTGACACTTTCAAAGTGTCGGTTTAACGTCGTCTCAAGTACAAATAAAAGAGGTCAAAAACATATGACAGACGAAGCTTTGGATACGATTCAATTGCATGAGCCCATTGACGAGATCGGCGAGGATAGAGCAGCCAAAAAAATGGGTGATAAAAGAAAAAAAGGTTCTCAAAGCCAAGTTAAGCCTGGTTTTATCGCGATTTTTGGCAGCGGTTTTGTCGAGGCAAAAAGCAAAAGAGAGCTAAGAAAATTGCTTGATGCTGGCGGACACCAGGACGCGGTGATTATCCGAGGTAAAATAGTTCCCACGGCACGAGTCACAAGGCTGGCATTTTGATGCGGAAGGCAATCATCTTAGCCACCATGGTTTCCTCGGCCTGCGCGTCAAATAGACGGCTTTTTGAGCTTGAGAATGGGCTTGTTGTTGAATGTGAGGTCGAGCAGATAACCGGATGCGGCGTTGTCCTTCGAGGCTGCGATGGTGAGATTGATTATCTTTGTGAATTTGCCGTGAGAGCCGTTGACTATGAGACTGAGTAGAAAAGAACTCCTAGCTATGACCGTCCACAGCAGCTTGAAAACTTATTGCTCAATGCTTGGTTTCCCATACGCAATCCCACGTTGGGAAAATTTGTCACCTGACGATATGACTTTTTCTATGGACATTATAGCGTTGGTTTTGGAATGGATTGCAGTAGCGGAAATGACGCCGGGTGACGTCCATATGCTATGGCTCAATAAAAGACGAAACCAGGGCTATAAGCTCGGTAATAAAAGAGATCGCGCCAACAAAGTACACCCCAATATGATGCCTTATGAGTTGTTGCCAAAACGTGAGCAAATGAAAGCAAAAATAGTGCTCGAAACTATTAGGCTGTTTGGTAACATTGAGGATCAACAACAACAAAGAGGGGATGTCGTCCATGGTTAAACAAGATTTTAAACCGTTTTTTGCAAGCCTCGGTTACGTTGCAGCTTTCGTCCTGGTTTTGGCATTTTTGCCGTTCGCCTGGATTCACTCCAAAGGATGCGCGTGGAAGGATAAATTGCTACCCGGGAAAAAAGACGATGCGGCTCCTGCGGCTTGATATCTATTTCGAACTCCTTGAGGGCGAGGAGACCTTGAGCGATGCTCTTAGGTCTCTCGCTGTTTATTTGGAAAATAATAAAGTCAATATTGACAAACCGTCAATATCGGCTGGTTTGAGTCACCATAGCTTTATATGGAATAATAGACTCGGTGTTAGAGCGCATGGAAAAGCGTCTATTTTTGAGTTCAGGACCGACTCGAAATGGCATCGGGTAGATGATGGGGCTACCGACACTTTAATTTGTCGGTAGCTCGCAAAAAAACGCTTTACATTAAAGTAGTGGTAAAGTAATTTAAATCATCCTTTTTTTTTTGGAGGTTTAAATTGAATAAAAACGATGTGCTAGACTACTTGCAAGACATCAAAGACAACAACAAGTCAGTGGGGCAAAAAGCGGATGAGTTGGGTGTCCCACGATCAACTCTGTATAGTGCGATAGCTCGCGCGCAATCTCGCACACGGAAAAAGCCAGGTCCGAAGCCTAAGGTTACAGTCGTTGACCTGACAAAAAAAGCTGAGACAAAGGCACGATCGATTCCTGAGTTGTTGGAGTCGATCGATGCTGATGTCGCGCAACTTAGAAAAATTCTGGGGTTGAAATGACAGACAACAACGAAGTTTTGTTTTGGTACTACTGCGGCTGGATAGTCGCACATTTAAATCGTGGTGTTGAATTGTCAACAGGCGAAAACGAATTGAAAGAAGCGATACTAAAAATATATCGCGAAGCTAATGGGATGGAATTCGAATGAAAATCCGTGCGGTGGCTATTTATTTTGGCGTGAATCTGCATAAGAGTCATAAAGGGCTGAGTGAAATTTCGGCTCTGAATGATTTGAAAACTCACGATCTGGTTTTGTTTGTGAACCAGAAATTGACTGCCTATAAAGCCTTAGTGAGCCCTGAGTTGATCGCTTATTATCGATCGCCAGACAGATTGACTTTGAACGACTTTAAAAAGTTGCCCGAACTTTTCGGCGGCGAACGGCTAGTATTGTCGAGAGATGTTGAGCGTGAGTTGATGAACATATTGCAAGTCAAACTCAAAGAGGTTGGATGAAAATGAATGAAAAAGAGCAAAAACAAGAATTTGATCGTAGACTTTTTGAAAAGCTTTTACGGGCTCGATCTGAGACTACTATTTCTGCACAAGAAGCAAAAAGGTTGGCGGAAGTCTTTGCTAGTTATCAAAAAAGATATCCGATCGCTTTTGGAAACATGCAAAAAATAAACAGAAGGTGGGTTTTATAATGACGAAAAAATATAGGCATAACGAGGCAACAGGTGAAGTCTATGTTTATGTGGATTCCGCTGAAGCTTATGTATATATCGGCAAAGTAATAAGAGGTCGTAGGAGTTTAAAACGGGTGATCAAAGATTACGAAGAACGAGAGGAAAAACCTATTGATCGACTTTTCTTTTGATGACTTTATTATAAGTCTTTTTCTATTAAACATGCCGTACCTTGTGACGGTTTTAGTAATCGAAATTTTATTGAGGATTAAGAAATGAAGCGACTCATTTTAAGTGGAATCTTATTGTCAAGCTCTTTTGGCTATGGTTTTGACTGTAATAGCGACTGTGGAAAAGCCGCAGAATTTAGGTATCCCTGCCCAACTTGGGGGAATCCCGGACGCATGTGCAAAGGTCGAGAGCCGATCGAGTATGCAGCGTGTGAGACGGCCAAGGCTGCAAGTTGTAAAATTTGGGACGGTGCCGTGAATTTTGCCTCTGGCAAGTTGAAACCGATGTTAGAGGATCGGTTCAACTCTGAAACGTGGGCATCGGCTGAAGCCTCGGGAAACGGCACGGAATACATGGCTTCATGTGTCGCCGCTGGTGTCGCGGCTGCGACGATACTCGGCACCGAGTTGGGCGGCCCCTGGGGATCGGCAATGTCGGGTGCCATCGGCACCTTCGTGAGCTTTAGGATCTGCGAGCAGTCACGAACATGGTAGACACTAATCACATAACGCAGTTGAAAGCCTTTGGGGAAATCACAACGACCAACATGGTTGTCTGTCCGTTTTGTTTTCAAGAGGACGTGGACGCTTGGGAATATAATATGAGTGACGGTGATTCGACTGTTGTGACTTGTGGTGAGTGTGAACAAGAGTTTCAACTCGAATGCTCAGTTAGCATCGATTACACGACAAAAAAGATTGAGAAAGAAGATGAGAGTTGAACCGCTATTTCGTCTCTTTAAATCGAGGATTCAATACGGAGGCAATCCTGGTCCTTGGCGTCTCATTAAAGAGACGCAAAATTTAGATGACGTTAATGATTTTTTAGAGTTGGAAAATTTAATGCCACTATTTGGCGGCAACGCGGTATGGGGAACTGAATCAGACTCAATGGGATGCTCTGATTTATATAAAATCGAAGTGGCTTTGATAAGGGAGTAGAGAAAAATGTTAGAAATGGAATTTAGCGGCGAAAGAATAATGGACATAGATGATCTTAGAGCCATGAAAATTTTAAAAACGGTAGAGCTGCTTGCCGACGAAAGCAGCCACGCTTACACGACGATAGAGACCACAATCAATGCCTTAGGGTTTATGATTCAGGCGAGCAAGGACGACGTGGAAAAAATGGCGGGTCTGTCAGCGGTGAGAGACTATCTCGACGCTATAGAGAAAAACATTAGAAACGGGTGCAAGGACGGGATGGTCTTTACGTCTTTTCAGCCAAAGGATGAGATATGAAAAAAATCTTATTAACCATGGTTTTCTTGTCGGGCTGTGTTACGGCACGAGTCGTAAGAGATCAGGGAGACATGAAAACACTCGGAGTAAAAGCCGGAGTCTTTGGAGAGTCGATGTACGAATCTGATCTTAGAAAGAAAGCTCGATCCGAGTGTAAGGGAGACTACGACGTTATATACGAAGGTAGAGAGCCGAAAGAGCTAAACGGAATCTATATAAGATATGAAGACTACTTTTTAGTCGTAAAATGTAGGCTGTAACGGTTAACTATAAGTCAACATTAGTAAAACAGACTTCAAGGATGAAGCAGCTTTTAAAAGGGCTGCTTTTTCCTCTTTATGTTTAGTGGTTTAAGCATTTCGCTAAAGTTTAGGCCCGAAAAGACCGATAAGCTTTATGTAGGTGCGAGAGAAACTAAAAAAAAGGGGGAAGAAAGTTCGACATCATACCGATGAGAGTTTACGGCAAGGACGAGGGTGATGCGAGAGAGTAAAACTAAAAAAAAGAAAGGATAAAAAAATGATTATTACTTTTTTAAGTCGAGAATATAACGTCATTACAATTAACTTCCTACAGTACGACGTATGTGTAATCTTTCAGACCGAGCTTGGACCTAAAATGGTTTCTATGAGCCAAAAAGAGTTTAAAGCTGCAGTAAAATTTATTTAGGCTTTATAACGCTAACAACGAGAGGAAATCACTATGAACACCGAATTAAAAGTACCCAACTTAGACGCGCTTGAGATGAAACTTGGTGAGTTAATCGGGATTCGCCCGAGACTAAAGGGCGAGATACGGATTACTGGCCGCGAGAAACCCTATCTCCATATCGAGTCCGAGGAGATGAAGGGCGTCGCCGGCGTCTTGAGCGGTGGTTTTAAAAGTCTAAAACTATCTACCTTTAATTCGAGCTATAACGCGGAGCACGGTTTTTGGATGACGGTTTACTGGCGTTGGGACTTTGTTATCGGCGGATCGAACGGAGTCGAGGTTCTCACGGCGTGGTGTTCGACCGACGGAACATGGATCTTCAAATAAAGAGATCACAAAACAAATAAGAAAGTTCAACATCATACCGATGAGAGTTTACGGCAAGGACGAGGGAGAAAGCGAATGAAACGTGACAATGAGACGGCATGCGCCGTTAGTGATGGGATCTTAAAAATTGTCGGAGAGGGTTACGAATACGTCGGCAAAGATCGAAAGGTAGGCGGTTACTGTTACGTCTTCAGAAAAGGACGATGCTCAATTACGATCTATGAGTATTTTGCCGATAACCGACAGGTTAAATGGACGGACGCCGTCGGCGGCGGAGTTTACGTCATCGCTCACCGAGGCACCGATAGAAAAAGAAAAACTTGGGGGGTAAATCGAGACGCAAATTTCTGCGTAACAAAAAGTGAAAGCCTTAGGGGAATAGATTTGGCAGTTGCTTATAATAAGCGAAAGAAAAAAAAGTAAACGAGTATCCAGACGAGTGTCTTTTAACATAAACAAGGAGAATGTCAGAATGAAAATTTATGAATTAAAAGGGGATAACCTTTACGATGACGTAAAATTTAATGCGCACATATCAATAAAAGAAACTGATCCTGTTGACGTTGTAAAACAAATCAACAGAATAATTCAGAGAGCAGCTAAGAGAGGAATAGTTGAAATCGGCATATATCAAATTGAGGACTGGGGCATAGGCGATATTTATTTCCACTTCGGTGATCGAAAAACGGTTATGAAAAAAATTAACGGTCAAAAAAAATAAACAAACTGAGAAAGGAAACAACATGAAAATCAGTAAAAGAGCAAACGGAAGTTTCGTCATGAGGGTAGATGTAATTGAAGCGACGATCAGAGGAGATCTATCAATTAAGGAAGTTTGGCAACTCTATGAAAAACTTTCAGCAGCTATTGCTAAAGATGAATCTGTACTGCAATCGCAAATAGAAAAAGAAGAGACTAAAGAGCCTACTGTCCCAGTATCAAAAGAGGAGAAAAAACAAAAATTTTATGAAGAGCGTCTTCCTCTACTTCTTAAAATGCTAGAAGAGCATAAAGAGCTAAAAGCTCATCAGATGTTTAATATAGCAAAAATTGATGGAGACAAACCGACGGTATGGTCGTCGGTAGTCATAAGAGCTTTCAGAGATAAAAAGATTAAGAGAAAGAAAGATAAAGACGGAAAATATATTTACTTTATCAAAAAATAGTCCTCCATTAAGACTCTCTTTTTTTTAAAAGTCGGCTTTTATAGAGCCGACTTTTTTATATTTTTCATCAATGATCTTTGGGACCGTATGCTTCCAAGAGATCCTGTGATGAATCCTTTTATTCGAAGTATGAAGCATACTTATAGAAACGCTGCTCGGATTATAGAGAACCGAATAAAAGCTCTTCACATAGGTGCCGTACTTAAGATAAGCATCAGTCATTCCGCCCTGGTTTTGCTGTGTTCCGAGCTGCTCTAATGAGAGCTGATTGATGGTTAGGAAGAGATAGCCTACAGATCCGAGTTTAATATAAGTATTGACGTCTTCGTTAAGTCGACTAAAGAAGTTAAAAGATTTACTTTCCGCAGTAGAGCAGTAAAAGCCATTCATAATCTTTCGCTTAGTCAGAACCTTCTTAGCGAACCCACCTAAAGAACCGCCTATAAAATCACCACCTTGAGCTATAGCAATACAATGAAACGGAGTGGTTTTTAAAAATTTAAATATAGACTCGTTGATCACGTTAAAATTCTTGATCCATTTATAACAGTATTCGTATTGGTCGTTAAACCTCCACTGAAACTTCGTATAGTCATCGTCTAGCACTAGAAAGTATTCATACCCGAGTTTCTTAGCGATATCGAAACATGCGTTACGAGCATGAGTTGTCGATCTATAGTCTTTAAAGTTGTCACCGTTATCGACAGAGAGAGCATATTTAAGCTTATCGAAGACAATGATTTTATCTTCACCAAAGTTTTCGATATATTTTGCTCTAGTATTGTCCTGATCATCGATAACGATAAAGTAAGGACCATTAAAGCCAACTCTTTTTAACGAATCAATAGTTTTGATTTTATCAGCACGACCGTGAGATATTATAAATGTCACATAATTTATTTTAGACATCATCATCCTCTATAGTATCGTTTTCATGGCCTTCAGCTGTATATGAATCAGCTAAATCTTTACATAAATTTTGATATCCATATTCTATAGATTTATTATAGTCGATAATGACGAGAGCTGATTTTTCCATTAGATCCTGTGTTTCTTTATCTGCATGAGCATAGTATTCAGCAATATTTTGATAATTGAACTTTATATGACGGTACGATGCTAGAGTCAAAAAGCTCTTGATTTCAGGAGCTACGTTAGATTTTTGTATCAACTCTAGTAAAGACTGTTGTTTTTGCGAATCACATAAATCTAATAAACTTGGACGTTCTCCTGTTATTTTATAAACAGGACTTTCGATCTTATCTGTGTATTTAGACTCTTCATCATTATCTTTGTCAGTATCTTTTGGATCGTCTAGGGTTTCAAAGAGAGATGTAAAGTCTAAGAATTCAGGAGAGTAGAATTCCTTTAGATCTAAAATCTCATCTATTAAGAGAGTATTATCCCATGTTGACCTCTCATGAGTTCGGTTGTCCATTAACCGATATGCCTTAGCCTTTTCGGGCTCCATCTTTGTGACAACGCAAGGAACCTCGGTGAGCCCTAGGCTTTTGGCAGCGAGAAGCCGAGTGTGTCCAACGATGATCACATGGTTTTCGTCCAGAACCAAAGGCTGCTGAAAGCCAAACTCTTTGATGCTCCGCGCCACATGAGGAACCGCCTCTGCATTATGTCTGGGATTCTTCTCATATGGTTTTATCTGGTCGATTTTCAAATTGACTATTTTCATGCTTGCCCTCTATCTCGTGTTATGCTCATAATAGCGACCATGAATAAAGAAGTCATCACATTTGCGATCGATCCACAACTAAAAAAAGAACTCCAGGCCATGGAGAAATACACGCTATTCATTGGAGCCGTGGTTTCCAAAGCTATGGGACGCTGCCCAGTTTGCCATGGCCAATGGCCGACGACAGAGGAAAAAAATGAGCAGCGAGACGACGACATCATCCGATTCGGTGATAAGTGAGCAAGAATTAAGTATCCATGAAAAATATAATTTAGATGACGTCGATCGTCGAATCATGAAAATTATTTTGAATAACCCTGGGATCACAAATGCCGAGGTTGGCGAGCTAGTAGGATTTACCGAGCAAGGAGTTGGTAAAAGAAAAAACAGAGAAGTTTTTCAAAAGGCCATGGCTGAGCAGTTGATGAATGCTGGAGAGCTTTTTAAAAAGGCTCAAGAGATGGCTATTCGTCGACTGATTAGTTTTATCCAGGGCAAGAATGAAAAATATGCTTTTGAGGCGTCTAAGATTTTTGCCTTTCCATTGGTTCAGGCTCAAGTCCAACAACTGACCCCCCAGCAAGAAGAAACCATTGTTTTCAGAACTCGGATTGGCCCAACTGGTGAGGTCATCAGGCAGAGAAGTATTGATGGAAAGGAAGAAAAAGAGGACGTCATTGAAATAGTAGAGGGTGATTGATGACCATCATAGACATCTCGGTTCCTGAACCTCATAGCGCGAGTCAGAGAAAAATAATGGAATCCATGATCACTCCAGGCTTAAGGGAGATGTTCATTGCTTGCGGAACTAAATATGGTAAATCGATTTCAGGTGCATCAGCTTTAATTGTCGCTGCTCCAATGCAAAGACAATCTTTATGGCGTTGGGTGGCACCATACTATCAACAAGCTAAGATTGGTTTCAAATATATTAACCGCATGCTTCCACCTCATCCGTATACCAAAGTTAATAAATCAACGATGACAACAAGCCTTGCAGGGATAGGAACGCAGATTCAATTTTTTCATGGCCAAAATCCTGAGGCTCTTGAGGGCGAGGGTGTTGCAGGCTATATAATCGATGAAGCCGCAAAGCAGAAAAAAGAGATTTATTCATCAGCTCGAACCACTGTTACCTTGACACAAGGACCATTGGTTTGCATGTCAACACCAGTTGGCAAAAACTGGTTTTATCAAAAGTGTATGGAATCTAAGGAAAAGATGGAATGGGCTTTAAAAAATGGTCGACTGCCTGAGGCTATCTTTATCACTGCACCAACTTCTGATAACCCTTTCGTCCCTCGCTCATCGATCGAGTTCGCGAGAAAAAACCTCCCCGATAGGTTATTCAGACAGTACTACCTTGCTGAGTTTATAGACGACTCGACCGTGTTCTCTAACGTTAAAAAATGTGTCTTTGGCGAACCGTTGGTTTTCGATTCGGCTAGGCAGCAGATGTGGACAGCTCCGCGTTCACCTGACACTGGTTTGGTTGATTCACATGTAGTTATAGGTGCCGATTGGGGAAAGCAAACCGACTATTCTGTATTCGTCGCTATCGACATGTCAAGGTGCATGATTGTAGGATTTTACCGCTTCTATAAAGTGGATTATAAAACAGCAGTAAGAAGACTTAAAATATTCGCTGAACTATTTCGGGAAGTAGGGGTTATACTGCACGATAAGACAGGGGTCGGCGTAGCAATAGACGATATGCTAGCGGGTATCGGAAAAAACTTTATAGGTATCACGTTTACCAACGCCTTGAAGACCGATATGGTGACAGGACTTATTGTTGCTTTCCAGAACGAGCTACTTAAAATCCCAAATTGGGATGTCTTGCTGGAAGAGCTAAATGTCTTTGAGGTGCGTTCAAACTCGATTGGCATGATGTTCTATGAGGCGCAGAGAGGAAAGCACGACGACACCATTGCAGCTTTAATGCTTGCATATCACGCATATACAAAATCAAAGGGCTCGTCAGAAATTATGACGCTGGACGCAATTCAAGTTCCAGAGGATAATCTATTTGAATTCATGAATAGTGACGAGGCTTATGATGACGACGACTACTAATATGCGTGACTTTGACTATGAAGCTAGGGAGCTGGCCGAGGTTCAGGAAAAAAGCGCAGGATCGATAGCCAATCTCGTCCAAGGTGTTGGTTTAGGTGGGCGGTGGGCAACTGATGATACCGCATTTTTAGACCCCATGTATCTTAAAGCTCTTTTCGAAAATGAAGACTGGGTTTATATCACCATTGATCTCATAGCTATGAAAATCTCAAACCAATACTTGAGAGTTATGAAACAAGAGATTCGAGATGGCAAGCCCGTCATAGAACCAGCGGAAGGCCATCCGGTCCAAAAGATGCTCGACTTTCCAAACGAATTTCAAGACTATCACGCATGGATGTATACAACCGTTGTTGACTTGGCACTAATAGGAAACGCCATTCAATGGTTTCGTCGAGATGCTCAAAAAATATATAATATCCCTGCTGAAACCGTTCATATTGACTTTGATAATGTTGGTAGAATTAAACAATATCGAAGCTTCGAAAGTATGGATAAAGAGGGAATGTCAGTCCCATTAAGGCAATGGGTTTTTAATGCAAGTGATATTATCCATTATCGTAAGCCTAACCCTGGAAGCATGATCTGGGGTTTGTCGCCGTTCCTAGCAGGTCAACGAGCCATCCTATTCAATAGATATTCGACCGAGTATCTGAATGCTTTTTATCAAAAGGGTGCCTCACCATCGATGGTTTTGGAGATGGGTGAGATGGCAAACGAGACCAACGCTCTCAGATTGCTTCGAAGCTTTGAGGCTGCATACACCGGACGACGAAACCAAAGGAGACCGCTGGTCACACCGAAGGGAGTCACAGCTAAGGCGATGTCTCATAGTCTTGCTGATCAACAACTGAAGGACTATATCGCCCAGAACCGAGAGACCATCCTTGCTCTGCTCAAAGTACCACCGCACGAGGTAGGCCTTCAAAAGTCGGGCTCTCTTGGAAGCGAGGAGTATAAGACTGCTCTTAAAAACTTTTGGGCAGCGACTCTCAAGCCGATGATGAAAATCATTGCAGGCGGAATGAGTCTCGGTCTGAAAGATTTTCTGGGACAAAATCACTTTCTTGAGTTTGATCTCTCAGACGTGGACATCTTGCAAGAGGACAAAAAGCAAAAGGCCGACCTTGCTAACGCAATGCTCACGACTCGGACACTCAACGAGGTTCGAGAGGAAGTTTGGAACGATGAGCCGTTGACGGGCGGAGAGAGAACTCCAGGTCAGTTACCAGCTAGTGGCATATTTAACACCGTTGCTCAGGAAACACCGTCAACCGATCTACTAAATCCTGATGCAGCATCTGAAGCCATAACAAGCCCTCAGCAATCTTTGAACGGTGCTCAAGTTTCAAGTATGATTGAAATTGTAAATCAGGTCTCGCAAGGACTGATCCCTAGAGATACCGGAATTCAAATCATCAGAGTTGCCTTCGCTCTTAGTGAAGCAGATGCTAACGCTATTATGGGTTCAGTTGGATCTGGTTTCAATCCGTCGACCGCACCTGATGGAGCGATCCAGACCGAAAGCAAAGACATCACATCTCTTAAAGAGCCTTCGATTGATGACGTAATCAAGCAAAGATCAGAGATGGCGGACCGATGGATCAAAGCCAATGACTCATGGTTTAAACAGCGTGAGCGCAAGATCGAAGCGGGGACTTCCAAGGCAGAACCAGGAATCTATAAACTTACGCTCGACATGTTCGAGGCTCAGACCATTGCTGCTCTCAAAGAAGTAAAGAAATACCTTAAGGACGAAAAGGGCTATGTCCCTATGTCACATGGTTTCCGCGTGGACCATGTGGGCTCCAGAAAATCTTGGGTAACCAAGGCTGAGATTAAAGACAAAAAAGAACTTAAGAAAAGAATTCGCACGGCCATGGATAGTTTCAAGGGACCTTGGGAAGCTGGCTATGTGAAAACCCTTGAGCCGACTCTGGACTTGGGTCGTGACGTTGCCCTTGATGTTCCCTTTGGTTTACCCGACCAGGAACAGATCGAGGCTATCGGTGCTCGCAATGCCAAGAAGCGTAGGCAGATCTTAGCCGCGAGAGGCCTCCGAGGGTTCGCACAGATGAGCGATACCAGCACCGAAAGGATCATGTCTATAATAGAGGCAGGCGTCACGGCTGGTGATCCGGTCAATAAGATCGCATCGACCATCGCCGATAAGATGACTAAGATCCCGGATATTCAGTCAAGAGCTGAGACTATTGCTAGAACCGAAACTCTCACTGCTCTATCCATCGGCCAAGCTGCAGCGATGCAGGATGCGGCTAAAGTGATCCCCGACCTTAAAAAAATGTGGATCTCCACCAACGATGATCGTACGCGCGGACTTAAAGCCGCTGATAAATATGATCACATTGGTTTAAATGGTCAGATTGTCGATTATAACAAAGACTTTAAAGACTCTCGATCAGGTCAAGAGCTACCATATCCTAGGGCTCCAGGTGCCGATGCTGGAATGGTCATCAATTGCCGTTGCACTTGGATTATGTTACCAGCAGAAGAAATGGGTAAAATAGAAGCACCAGAAATCACCGTTGAAGCCGAGGAGACCTGAGCTATGGGAACCATCCATTATTTGAACTTTCCTTTTGAGAAAAAAAATAAATCAAATGGATCTATTTATATCGAAGGATATAGCAATTTTAACGTTCCTGATCGTGGTTTCGAGCGGGTAGATCCAAAAGGTGGACGTTTTGAAAACTATAAAAAAAATCCCATTATTTTATTTGACCATGGTAAAGATCCGGCATTCGGTTCAATGCCTGTTGGAAAAGCTATTTCCATCGAAGCTAGGGACAGCGGACTTTACACGAAGGCTTATATATCAAATTCCAAAACGGAAAAAATCTCAGCCATTCGGGATCTGGTCGAAGAAGGGATACTCAAAACCTTCTCAATTGGCTTCGATCCGGCCAAGGACGAAAAAGACAAGGACGGGGTTAGGGTCATAACTGATTTTGAGTTGATCGAGCAATCTATCGTGCCGATCCCGATGAATCAAGATTCAACCTTTAGCGTGTTACAAAAAAGGTTTCAAAAGTCTCACAATCTTTTCGGTCAAATGTTTTGCCATGAGCGGCGTCTTATCGCTAAGGGTGCGGTGGATGCTGCTGGTATTGCGACACTAATGTTTAAGACTGGCAAAAAGGCTACCGACATCCTAGGGATCGCTGCTAAGATAGCACATGCTCCAAAAGATGTTATTCAAGCCAGCTTAGACGGTGACCTGACTCCCATGCCACCGCACATTAAAAGAGCGATCCTAAAAGCCTTAGACATAGAGGACACCATGGACGAAGAAAACGAAAAGCCAATGCCTAAAGAAAACCCAAAAGAAGGCGACAAAAAGCCTATGGATGACGAAAAACCAAAAGAAAAAGCCGACCCATCTGCTCCGATGATGTTGCTTCTCAGTGTTGAGGTTCCCAAGTCGGTTTTCGAGGATGCAGAGTTAGCCGCGTCATTTATTGAAGAGCATGGTTATAAGCCCGGGATGATGACTGAAACGGACAATAGTTTTGTTTTTCAACAAGCCGAGGGAGAAGACCTGGATCTATCAGGTGCTAGCAAAGTTGAACTCGGTGATGGTATCATGGGTCTAATCGTGCCAACTAAAGGTGCTAAGGCTTGCAGCGAGAAACCAAAAGAGAAGGCAATGGGAACACCGACCATACCTATCGCCGCTGGTTCCGATGCGGTGCCTCAAGATGATAACCCTCATTTGGCGCTTGCGCGTCAAACCAATGTCCTGCTAGGTTCTTTAATTCAAGAAATCCAAAAGTTAAGTCAAAAATTTGATGAAATGTCTCCAGGAAAAATGGAGCCAGAAGAGAGCGAAGAGGAAGAGGCAGACGAGGAACTTACAAAGTCACTTGATCTAATTAGCAAATACCGTGATAATATTAATCAAGCCTTAAAACGAATGAACATCTAAAATAATAAAAGAGGCAACCGCATGGAACCCGACGAAATCAAAAAACTCTCTGACGATATGAAAACCATGAGTGAAAAAGTCACCGCTGCTGAAAACAAAGTTAAAGAACTCGAAGACGAAAAAAAGAATTACCTAGCTAGCGGATCTTATCGATCTGGTTTTAGTGTCGGTGGTTCCAGTGATGAAAAACGTGCTCTCATGTATTTTGGCGTTTCTCATCCCAAGCAACTCCTCGGGATCAATACTGGTGCAGAGCGCTATAAGAACGTTCCAGTTGAACTTAAGCACATCGTGCGAGAGTTTAAGACCGCCGTCGATACCAGCCGATGGATCAGCCAAATGTTTTATGGCGAACCCATGGATGTTATCGGCAAGGATGAGACAGGTGACATGACTCGTCGAGTTAAAGGAACACTCGACCATTATTATGGCCGCCAAGTTCTTGCTCCCATGATTAAGGCGTTTGGAAGTACGGTAGTTGGTGCGGGCGATGAATGGGTGCCAACCGCCTATGCCTCTAGTTTTATTGACGAATATGAACTTGATAAAGTTCTTGAGCAACGAGTCAAGACTATCCCGATGCCATCAAACCCATTCGTTCAGCCAGTTAAAACCGGAGTGACCAAGGCGCGTAAAGCGACTGAAAACACTGCCATGTCTGAGGCGAATTGGAATACCACCGCTATTACCTTTACAGCCACAAAATTAGCGGAATACTTTGTCCTTCCAGAAGAGTTAACTGCTGATTCCGCACCTGATTTTATGGCTGCTGGCCGTGACGAAGTTGTCCGCGCTCAGATCCGTGCTGTTGAGTCTGCTATGATCAACGGCGACAATGATGGAACTCACATTGACTCTGATACTCAAGCAGGCGCTGCAGAACTAGCAGAAAAAATCTGGAAAGGATGGCGCAGGCAGGCACTAGCAAACTCCGCAAACGGCAGCACGGTCAATTTCGGTGCAGCTTTCAACACGACTTTGCTTAGACAGCTTCGCGCTGCTATGGGCAAGTTTGGTTCGAACCCTCGTGAACTGCTCTGGATCTGTGGACCTTCCGTTTATACTCAATTCCTTGCTCTACCAGATGTTAGTACGGTAGATAAGTTCGGCCCGCAGGCAACCGTCCTGCAAGGTGCATTGGCAGCGTATCAGGGCATCCCAATTGTAAACAGCGAGCACTTTAGAGAAGACCTCAATGCCTCTGGTGTTTACGACGGTGTAACAACAACCCTTGCTGGCGTCTTGCTTGTTAATACGACCCGATGGTATCTCGGTCAACGTCGACCCATCACCGTCAAGATGATGCCCGACCTACCAAGTCAAGATCGATTCCTTCTCGCAAGCTACCAACGCAAAGACTTTCAAGGTCATGCCCAAGGTGCGGTGGAAAAATCAGTCGTCTATGGCTATAACGTGCTTAAGTAATCACTGACATGTGACTAAGATAGAGAGGGTCGACAAAACCCTCTCTTTTTTTTTAGGTAAAAACTTATGGCTGAAGTTAATTTTCGCATCGGTTTATATGAAGCAAAAGTTATTGTCCCGATTCAAGAGTTCACACCGGGA